AGCCACCTAGTCATGGGCTGATTCGCTCCTGAGTCAGCCCAGCAGAATCGAAAGGATCAGAGCTAATGCCAGCAATTATTAGTGCAACGCAACTTCGCAATGTGCTTGGCGTTAGCTCTGCTCTTTACAATGATGCTTATCTAGATCAAGTTATTGACAGCGCAGAAGACATAATTTTGCCGATGCTGGTGCAGAATAGTTCAAAGGTTGCTTATGTTAGCTTGAGCAATAATGTTGCTTATTACTTCACCGTGCGACCACACGGCTTTACCACAGGGCAAAGCTTGGTCATTTCAGGATTGCCAGCGATATTTAACGGCACAAAGACCGTCACAAATGATTATAGATTTATAGGCGATTATTCGCCGCAGTATGGTTATCCATATCCATTCTTACCAGCAGGCTTTAACAGCACTTATGTTGGTCAAGTGTTCTCAGCCGCCGTCACAAATGCAGATGTCGAGCTCCAGCCAAGCATTCCGCAAGGCACAGCATTCTTATCAGGCTATAACGCGGCGAGCTTATACGCTAACACGCCAGCCGTTGAGTCTGCCGTCTATGTAGTCAGCACAGAAATATTTCAATCCCGACTCTCGATAGGCGGTCAGCTTGAGGGCGTTGATTTCACACCTACGCCATTCCGTCTCGGCAGATCGTTGCTATCGAGAGTCCAAGCTTTGCTTGCGCCGTATGTTGATGTTGAAACGATGTGCCAGTAATGCCAGCCAATTCGATTCAAGTAGATGTGCGCGATGCGCTTAAGACTGCATTTAATAACCTAGCTGCATCAACTTACAACAGTGTGCCAGAGTCAGTGATAAGCCCTGCGATTGTCTTAGTTCCGGGATCACCATACTTTGAGCCACAATTACTAGGCAAGGGCAATGTCAAAATCAAGATTAATATCGTGGCAACAGCCATCGTCTCATATAACAGCAATCCAGCTTCGCTCGACAATATCGAGAAGCTAATTATCAGCATTCTGGCGGCTTTGCCTGCTGGATACATCGTGGGCGTGGTAGAGCGCCCATTGGTGACATTAATCGGGGCAGCTCAATACTTGACTGCCGACATCAATATATCTACCTATTACACACAAACCTAAGGAGCAACAATGGCAACGACCGTCATTACGGGGCGCGATCTAGTCTTGACGATCGCTACCAAGAACTATGATGAGCAAGCTTTATCAGCAACGCTCAGCAATGATCCAACGATTGAGACTTATCAGACTCTCTATCAGAAAGCCTATAAGCACATTGATGATCAATGGGGCTTTGAAATGGAGATGCTTGCAGACTGGGGCGCAGCAGATTCTCTCTGTGAGGCACTTTGGACAGCAGCAGAGACCGCACCTAATACCACTTTGGCAGTGTCATTGACGGCTGTGACAGGTGCAGTCTTCACATTTAATGCAATGCCAGCATTCCCAAGCGTTGGTGGCACATCACCAGATGCACAGACTGTCTCATTCTCGTTCGTAGTAGTTGGCACACCAACAGAGTCATTCACCTAAGATTAGGAGATCAGGAGCATGAAACTAGGACTTACAATCACATATAGCTCAGGCGATACAGTGACGGCAACGGTGCTGCCGCCTGAGTGGGTTAAGTGGGAGACAAAGACAGGGCGCAAGATTACAGACATCAAGGGTGATGACTTGCTGGGAATGTCTGACCTTGCGTTCTTGGCTTATGCAGCTTTGAAGCGAGAAGCTGCTGGCTTACCGTTAAAACCTTATGAGGCATGGCTAGAGACAGTCGCAGAGATTGACCCTAATGAGCTAAGCCCAAAAGTCACGCCAGTGGCTCAGTCGGACGGCTAGTTGTCGAACTAGCAATCGCCACTGGTATCCCGATGTCCGAATGGTCATCGGCTGAAGACATCTTGACGGCTGTGGAAGTATTGGAGAAGCGCAATGGCAAGTGATCCAATCAGCTATGACAAGCGCGAGCTTGGCGCAATCAAGCGCGCTTTCAAAGCTATGGACGAACAGGCGCTTGCCGAAGCTAAAGAGAAATCAAGTGCTCTGGCTGACTTCTTGCGCGGCAAGATTATCTCTGCATCGGCTGGAAGAACTAAAGCTGGCACAGCCGCTAGGCGCATTGCTGAAGGCTCTAAAGTAAGCAAATCATCAAAGCTTGGCGAATTGTCATTTGGCTATGCATCACAGCGATTCTCAGGCGGCGCAACTACTCAACAGCTTTGGGGCGGTATGGAATTTGGCTCAAAGAATTATAAACAATTCCCTAGTTGGAATCCGCAAGGCTATTTTATTTATCCAACGCTTAGGGCAAATCAGAATGAATTGGTGACACAATGGGAGATGTCATTCTCAAAAATAGTTAAGAGGTTCGATTAATGGCTGGCTCAAGAACACTCAAGCTATCGATTCTTGCCGATGTTGATGATCTACGCAAAAAGCTAGGTGACGGCAGCAAAGAAGTCGAAGGTTTTGGCAGCAAGGTAGGCGACTTTGGCAAAAAAGCTGGCATTGCTTTAGGTGTCGCGGCTGCTGCTGCTGCTGCTTATGCCGCGACTTTATTAATTGATGGTGTGAAATCAGCAATAGAAGATGAAGCTGCGCAAGCTAAGTTGGCTGGAACTCTAAAGCGCGTTGCTGGTGCATCAGATGATGTTGTCAAATCTGTGGAGTCTTACATAACAAAAACCGCACTTGCTACTGGTGTTGCTGACGATAAATTGCGCCCAGCTTTTGACAGATTAATCAGATCAACAGGCGATGTAGCCGAAGCGCAAAATGGTATGAATTTAGCGCTCGATATAAGTCAAGCAACAGGCAAAGACTTAACAACGGTTAGTGCAGCTTTAGGCAAAGCATTCGATGGCAATGTGACATCGCTTGCAAAAATTACAGGTGGCTTTGAGGCTTCAGAATTAAAAGGCAAAACACTTTCAGATTTGATGCCTACGCTAACAGAGCGTTTTGGTGGCGCAGCGCAAGAGCAAGCAGAAACATTTGCTGGCAAGATGGCGCGGCTAGGCGTTGCATTTGATGAAGCCAAAGAGACCGCTGGCTCATTTATCCTTGACGGAATCACGCCAATTATCACAGCGTTTGTCGATGAAGGCATACCAGCAATCCAAGCATTTGCTGAAGAAATCGGGCCAAAATTAAAACCAATCATTGAAGGTGTCACAAAGTTCGTTAAAGAATTTTTATTGCCTGCTTTTAAAGATTGGTATGAATTTCTTTACACAAAATTAATTCCTTTTTTAATAACGGTATTTACGCCAATTTTTGAAGGATTAAAAAATGCTTTTAAGACTGTCAAAGATGCTATTGATGATAATAGACAAGGCTTCGAAAAGTTAAAACCAGTCATAAAAGCGGTTGCAGAGTTTATCCGTGACAAGGTTGCGCCGATACTTAGCGGCGCGTTTAAGATAGCGCTTCAGGCAATAGGCAAAATCGTAGGCGGCCTTATAGATGGCTTTGGTTCATTGGCTGGGTTCATTGGCGATGCTTACAATGCCATGAAGAAATTAGTGGATTTAATTAAAAATAATCCTTTAGTCAAGGGAATAGGCAATGTAGTTGGTGGAATCTTTGGCGGTGGCAAGGCAGCAGGCGGCCCAGTAAAGGCAGGCACTTCTTATGTGGTAGGCGAGCGCGGCGCTGAGATGTTCGTGCCAAAAACCGATGGCGTAATAATTCCGAATGACAAAATGGGCGGCGGTGGCGTAGTCAATAACTTCAACATCAATGTATCTGGCGCTTTAGATCAAGAAGGTGTCGCTCGGCAGATAGTTGATCTCCTAAATAACAGCTTCTATCGAGGCACGGTTGGAGCTGGTGGGCTGGTCACTACATGACCGCATATACACCTGAATGGAAGGTGTTGATTAATAGCGTTGAGTTCCAGAATATAACTCTGGCTAATCTGACGATTACATCTGGGCGCACAAATATTTATGAGCAGGCAGTGGCAGGCTATTGCAATCTGAGCCTAATAAAGCTTGATAATACGGTGACCACACTTGACATCAATGACGGCGTGACGGTCGAGCTGCGCGACACTTCAGGCGTTTATGTGCCTATCTTTGGCGGCTCGATAGCTGAGTATTCGACAGAATTGACATCTGTCGGCACGGTGACATCGGTTGAGACGATTAACATTCTGGCACTTGGCGCGCTGTCTAGGCTCCCACGATCTCTGACAAATGGTGTCTTAAGCAAAGACTTTGACGGTAATCAGATTTATACCATTCTGGAGCAGGTCTTATTCGGTCGCTGGAATCAAGTGCCTGCCGCGCTTACATGGGCAACCTATGAGCCTACTGAGCAATGGCAAGATGCCTTGAATACAGGGCTGGGCGAAATAGATAGACCCGGAGATTATGAACTGACTGGCAGATCATCAAGTGTCACAGATGTTTATTCTTTGGTAGCAGCTTTAGCAACTTCAGGTCTTGGATATATTTACGAAGATGCAGCAGGTCGGATTGGCTACGCCGACAGCACACATCGCAGCCAATATCTTGCTGTCAATGGTTATGTTGATCTTGCTGCTAATACCGATGCACTTGCTAAGGGCTTAAAGACTGCTGTGCGCGGTGGAGATGTTCGCAATCAAATAACAATTACCTATAAGAATGGGCAGACCGTCACTGACTCTGAAGCTGACTCGATTATTGCCTATGGGGCGCTGGCGCAGAATATAAGCACCAGCTTAGAGAAGACCGCCGATGCGACTAGCCAAGCTGAATTCTATTTGGAGCTGCGAGCCTATCCGCAAGCCATATTTGACACAATTAGCTTTAATTTATCAAATGACTTAATGGGCAATGCTGACCGTGATGATCTAATCAATGTCTTCATGGGCATGCCTGTCAATATCACAGGGCTGCCACAGAATATGGGCTCAAACTTTCAGGGCTTTGTCGAGGGCTGGACTTGGACAGCAGGCATCAAGTCAGTGACTTTGAAGATTAATGTCACGCCGATTGGCTATTCTTTGCAGGCATTTAGATGGAATTCTGTGCCTGTCGGCGAGTCTTGGAATACGATTTCGCCTACACTTGAGTGGTATGAAGCCACAGTGGTGGCATAGGGGGATAGATGGCAACGACAACACCTAACTTCGGTTGGTCAGTGCCGACCAGCACAGATTTGGTTAAAGATGGCGCAACAGCCATTGAGACACTTGGCGATTCAATAGATGCATCAATGGGTGATCTATTAGGCGGCACATCTGGTCAAATGTTAGTTAAAAATTCAAATACCAACATGGATTTTATATGGCAGACACCGAATGTCGGCGACATAACTGAAGTGCAAGCTGGCACTGGAATTTCAGTAGCGAGCGGCACTGGGCCGATTCCAGTGATTACAAATACAGCAACAACGACAATTGATGCTGAGGGCGATCTATTAGTTGGCGATGCCGCCGATGCTTTGCAAAGATTGGCAATTGGATCAAATACGCATGTGCTGACGGTAGATACTAGCGTTGATGGCAAAATTAAATGGGCTGCACCTTCTGGTGGTTTAACACTTATTACTAGACAAACTGTGTCAAACGCTGCCGATACTGGCTCAAGTTTTGCAAGCGTATTTACTTCTACTTATGATACTTATTTAGTTATTATTGAGGGCGGTGGTTCTAGCTTAAATATGCTACATATGCAATTAAAAAATGCTGGCGGTAATGTGAC